CCGCAGTTGACGGTCGGTCTAAACTTGCTTCTCTAAGATCATCACTAACAGCTTGTTCATTTTCCGCATCATTACGTCTAATTAATTCTTCAGCAGCAGCTTCGTTTCCTTCGTTCATAAGATCAATTAATTCGTTTGAAGTTGTACCACCAAACTCACCGCCACCCATTTGTTTTTGTTTTTCTGCAAATAATCTAAAAGCTTCATTAGGGTCAGCAGACGCTACTTGAATACTACCATCGTCCCCCGCAAAGGGGTCAAAGGTTTCAGCTACTTCTTCAAAATCTACTTCTGGATCTTTTACTTCTGCAGAAGAAAACTTTTTACCGTAGTCAGATAACGCAGTGCCGTAAGCATCGCTAGGATCATATTCACCATCAGTTTCAAGGAATTGCCTTGCTCCGTACTTACCTCCCAGATGTGACATAGCAATAATAGCATCTTTATCAACAACTACACCGTCAATCTCTGTTCCGTAAAACCTAGCTAGATTATTGTTTACAATGTAGTTCTCAATGTCTTTTACGTGCCATTTTTCTACTTCTCTTTGTAACTCAGAGTTATCTACAAAACCTTCTGTGCTTTTGCCCGTTGCGTCTGTAAAATCTTTTAGGCGATCTTTTCCAAATTGAAGTCGTCCTTGATACCCTAACGTGTTTACAGCGCTATCATCATTACTACTTTCTGATTCCGCTAGTTTATTAATTATACTTTTTTCTTGTTCGGCTGTAGTTGGCACAATGCTAGAACCGCTTTCGCCCGCATAAACAGTTTTGCTTTCTATGTCTGCTATTTCAGCTTCAGTAGGGGGTAACGCTTTTACAGCAGGCTCTCGTTCAGCACTTGCGTCGTAGCTAGAACCACTTGCTTCCGCAAAAACAGTTTTTCCCGCAGGAACTGTATCTGGCATATCATAACTTGCTTCTCTAAGCGCGTCAGATTTAGCTTGTGCGCGATCATCATAATACGTTTTTACTTTGTTACCTAATGCTGCAGCACCTTGGCTGTTTAAACTACCTATAAAGGCGGCCCCAGAATCTTTTCCTTGCAGCCCTGCTGTAGTTGCAGCGACGATAGCTTCGTTAAACTGAGCAGTTTTAGGGCTTAAAGCGTCTATACTATCGGTTATAGAACTAGCTACACCCGCTAATATACCTTCATTAATGTTTCCCCCTGAAGAGATAAACGTTGTTATAGCTGTATTAACAGAGTTTTGTTGACTTTTTGAAAGTTTGTCAAAGTTAGGGACAGATTCATTAAAGTATTTAGTTGAGGTTTTAGCAATTTCTCCGCTTACACCGCCTAACAATGCAGTTTTTAAATCGGCTCCCGTAGCCGCAGATACTACAGATTTACCTACGATATTACCAATAGCTGTAGATGCGCCAGCACTAACACCTAAATTTGTTATTGCATTAGACGCTACCGCTGAGACTTTACCTACAACAGTAGGGGCAACAGTAGATATAACTACAGTTTTTAAAACATCTTTAAAATCACCACCTTTAGATACAGTTGAAGCGCCGTTTATAAGGGGGACAGCCCACGCGTTACCTGTAGCATAAGCCCCTATGGTAGCTATAGCTGTTAGGGGGTCATCGCCCATGGCTTTTGCAACGCCTTCAACGGTATCAACTATAGGCTTTAGTATCTCATCTTCAACTTTAGAAAGAACTTTTTTTATAGGTTTTTTAATTTTTTTTACTATAGTACTCATATTATAACCCTTTATCCAAAGGTTCTTTACCTAATTCTATAAACAATACGTGGTGATCGTCTTCAGCAGGTTCTAATTCAAATATAGAATCGGTTTTATCGAACACTTTCTTTAATGCTCGCATAGCGGGTAACATTACATCACCTTCAAATTGAGTAGTGTAATTAGTTACATCGCGTTTTTGTAAATATCCTGCATACTTTAATATATTACGTACATAATTACGCCCTACATCCGCATTGAACGGGCGGCCTACAACTCTGTTTTTGTTAGCACCTTCGCCAAAATGACCAAAAAATACAGTGTTACCTATCTGCACTACATCCGCTGTCTCAGCTTCTTTAACGATAGTCATCATTACTGTTTCTACAGGCATATCTCCTGTACCCACTTCTTCTAGTGCCATAGCTATAACTGCTGCAGGAGGTAGCAATTTTTCTTTGCTGTTCACAATTCCCATAACAAACCCTAAGTTATTTCAAGTATACTAGCCACTACATGTAGCCTATTTGCTGTTGCAGCGGTAACTTTTAATATTTCAGACGCTTGCACTATTAAAGGTGCAGTTAGTAATTCTGTTGTGCCATTAGCACTAATGGCTTTGGTTTTATATATACTATACACATCACTACCACTAGTTAAAGTTAAAGTTATTGTGTCTGCATTACCAGAGTCTTCAGAAACTATTATAGATTTAACTATAGCTGTAGTGGATGTAGCACAAGTATATAAAGTTGTAACACTCGTTGCCGCTAAATCTACTTTTGCATTTACATATGTATTTGCCATTACCCTACAAACCACCCTACTGCATCAGATCTATCTGCAAGACTTGTATCTCTTAACGTATTGTCTATCTGGTTAAAATATAATCTTAATATGTTATTAAACGTGTTAAACTCCGCTGCATTGTATTCAATAGGAGCGTAAGGTAGCGCAGGAGCACGAAATTCTACAGTGTATTGGTTAGGCATTACCGTCTCCCATCTGGTCTAATATCAATTCGTGTAGCACCTGATTGCCATTGTACACCCGCAGCACTAGATTCTATTTTCATAGATAATTGTCGTCCTCGTACTCGTGTATGTATTTGGCTGGTGTACACTTCAACAGGAGAAGTAGCGCTACGTGTAGCTACGCCCGTGCTTACTCCACTTTCAGATGTGGGACTATTATACCCAGAACCAGAAGATGCTAATGGAAAGAAAGACATTGTTATAGCAGGGTTGGTTGCCGTAGACCCTTCAAAAGATACATCTGGTAACACGCGGGACATTAACATGAACCTATCGCCGTCTTCTAAATCAAAATCAGCAGATGTAATAAACGCAGGGATAGCGGCTGTTGTACCTGTCTCGTTATCATCAACACCTTCCTCGTGGTTTACAAGCACAGAGTTAAATGTGGCTGCTAGAGGGAAAGCTCTAAGTCCAGAATCTAACCATGCAGAACGCGCCATAGAACCATAATACCAAATGTGTTCTAAGTAATTATAAACTACGTATCTATCATTATCGGAAGCACTACTAGAACAATAGAACCACCACACTTCGTTAAACGCTTCATTACTACCACCAAATACTTGACCGTACTGTTCAGTATTAAAATCTGTAAACACATATTTACGTAGGTCACATTGTAGTGGTTGAGTAGAACCATCATACTTGTAGAACTTATCTTTACCCATCCAATAAGAAACCCCACTTGCATAAGCAACGCTATTTTGAGACGCAATAGATATTTGTTCGCCAACAAGTTGTGCTGCCCATACCCCAGAACCTGCGCCAACATACTGTAACGAGTATAGGGATGAATCTGTCCAAACAAGTACCTCTTGTCGAGCTTGAGCAGCGGCTATGATTTCAGTACCACGAGACAATCGCAGGCTACCCGCTTGATTTGTAGCTGCAGGAGTCCAATTTGTAGCGTCTTCTTGGTCAGACCAACGAATAATCATAGGATCTTTAGTTGCAGAGCCAATGGGAGTTGTACCAAAACAGAACACAAATCTGTTAATATCTGATACAAGTATAAAATTTTGTTTCGTTGGTACAGCAGACGCGCCTGATAAACTAGCTAACTCTACAGCACGCGTAGATAAAGAATTTGACGCGTCCCAATAATATACAGGTCCGTTACGGAACCCAAATATTAAATCCTCCCCAAAGTTTTGTTGCGACCATACTCGTAACTCTTCAACACTTGATTCTCCCGTATTAAACGGTCCAGCACCCCAACTACTTGCACCCCAACCTTCAAAAGATGTGGCAGAAGTAACACCTGTGTTTATTTGGTATACTCCAACTGTAGAACTACCGCCGTTTCCTGAATCAGAACTAGTAGATGCAAGGTTTGTAAACTTCAACGTAGCAGAGCTAAAACTTTTTGCAAGTATCGTATACGTGCTTGCAGTCTCAACAGATTGAATTTTGTACTCTAAGTTTAAAACGTCAGCCGTAAAGTTACCCCCTAGTGCCGCTGCATCACTAAAACTAATATAGTCATTAACTAAAGCTGCATGATTGCTGTGAGTAACAAGTATAGTAAAACACGTTACTGCTGCGCCTGAACTATGTGTAGCTGCTGTAGTGCTTGTAGATACATCGGATATAAGGTACGAAGCCCCTCTAGTACACCCTGTCAACGTGTTATCAGTAACACCTGTATATGATATTACTTCACTATCTATTAGTATTACTCCTGATAATGGGAAGCCAGTTGCGTCTGTTATAGCTATAGTAGTAGCACTTGTAGAGGTTACAGCAGCACTTAGTGTGGTAGAAGAAGCGCTAAAAGTTATAACGCCAGCAGAAGTTGTACTTCGCACAGGTGTTATGTCGTTAAAACCACCACCGTTTTCTATGTAAAATTTAAGATTAGTAGCTACGCCTATTAAGTTTTGACCACTCAAAGTAATCCAATTCCACAAAGAACGACTAACACCTTCAAACGTTGCCGAACTTATACGTGTCCAACCTCCAATTTTTTCAGGTGTACCTTGGCGAAATCGTACATTATTACACTCGTACCAACCATTTTCATTAGCGTACCGAGTGTTTTCACGATTAACTCCAGGTTTTAATACTAGTTTTTTAAGTGTCATAACTAATCCATCATTTCTAGTGAGGCTTCTAGTGTCTCTTTATTTCTTCGTGACCACCCTCGGCCAAACGTATCGAATGTACTTAACCCTTCGTAAAATGCCTGTCTCGCGTGGTACATTTTCTCAATTAAATTTTCCGCAGAATTATTGTTGACTAATGCAAGTGTGGCAGGGCCAATAGCTCCGTCTGCATCAGCACCGACAATCGTCTGCAAAGCCTTCGCTGACCTACCTGATCCTGAATTTACCGCCCAATCAAAAACGGAAAAGTCTAATCCAGAATCAAGAGAGTTACATTTACACCTATCCCAATAATTACTTTTGTAGATTGGAGCTACATCTTCTTTAGTCAGGTCACGCATTTCCTGCTCAGACACTTCACGCTCAACCCACTCTTCGTATACCTTTTTGGTCACGCCTAAGTTCGTAATGCCACCAGGATCATCAGGATGGTTAACAAAACCGCCCTCGTGTTCTAATAACATTTCTAAGCAGTGGTCATAATTCTTGTTCATTTCTTACCTCCAAAGAATTTAGTGGCAGACCTCACGGCGAAGCTGGCACTAACAATAACGCCTAGTGTATACTGATACCAATCAGGCATAATCTCAAGTGCTGAAAATCCTGCCGCTACCGTAATCCTTCCGAAATCCCCACAAAATGCTAAAATTAATGGAATACTGAATAAAATTGTTAACCACTCGTCCTTCCATGAGTCTTGACTACCTTTAGCCATAATCCGTTCCCAATCAGCGGTAGACGTAGCGGCTGACACCATAACCGTTGCTTCGGCTTCTGCTTTAGCTTTGGCTACAGCGGTCTTACCTCGTTGGACTTCTGTCTTACCGTCCATCCAAGAAGAAGCTAAATTACCAACTGGCCCTAAGATACTACTTAACATTCCAAACATGTTAATCTCCTATTTCATTTTTGTTTTAGACAATGCCGAACCCGTAATATACGCCGCAACTATCCCAGTATTAGCGATCAAGAATGTAGATAGTACAGGCGATACAGATTCCATTCTGGCTAGAGAAATTATGGGCAGTAATAACAACGCCACTCCTATAATACTAACAACCATAGAAGTTAAAGCCATCATCCGCTGAGTGTCAGCCTGTTTATCTTCGTTCTCTAGACGAATCCACATGGCATGACGATCCATTTCTTCGTCAGTAATTACCCCATCACCATCGGCATCGGCTACCGCGTATTTACTGTCTTTCTGTAACTTTTTTGCCATTTCTACTTTCCTAATAAAGGATTTATAAGGGCTCTTTCTATCTTTTTATCTAACCCTTCTTCTAATGTGTCAAGTTTATCGTCTAATTTTGTCATTTTTTTGTCAATTCTAGTTTCAAAAGAACTAATA